CGGTCATGTAATCGAGGTAGATGACACTCCGGGTCATGAACGTATTGCCTTCCAGCATCGCTCTGGTAGTTTTATCGAGTGGATGCCATCAGGTTCAATGATTGAAAAGATCACGAAAACCAAATACTCAATTATTATGGCTGATGACAACGTTCATATCATGGGCAAAGCCAGAATTACAGTTAGCGGTGAAGCATTCATTCAGGTAGTGGGTGATTGTAATCTAGTTGTTAATAACAATCTGAATGCTGGTGTGGCGGGTGATGCCAACTTCTCGGTCGGTGGTGGTTTCAATGTGAAGTCAAATGGTTTCAATGTGGAATCAACTGGTGGCATGAACCTTAAGAGCAGCGGTGGTATCAACGTTGATTCTGGTGGTGATTTGAACCTCAAGGGTACAACAGCCAAGGTTGGTGGTGGTTCATACGCATCTGTCACGGGTGGAATAGTCCAACTTGATGGTTATGTGACGATCCAAAAGGGTGGCCAGAAGCCAAGTGGTGGAAGTGGTGCAAGTGTACCAGCAGCACCTAGCCAGGAGTCTCCATCAAGTGGCACGCCAACTGCCGATTAAGAGATAAATACGATCATGCCAACATCAATGCCTTTGCCAACCAGTACAATCATTTACAGCGACATTGACATGTCGATGAATGTGAATCCTATAACGGGTGACGTACTGAAGAAGACTGGCGTTAATGCAATCGTGCAATCGGTAGTCAATCTGATCCAGCTAGGACACTATGAGTATCCGTTTCATCCTGAAAAGGGTGCGGGCATCAGACAGCTACTGTTCGAGTTGCCTTCTCCTGTTACTTGTCAGTTGATTTCGAAGGAGATTCGAACAGTTCTGGACAACTTTGAGCCACGTGTTCAGACGTTGGATGTGGTTGTCGAAGTGTCTCAGACTGGCACCATCTCTGGATATAACGTCACAGTTTCATTCCAGATCGTGTCTGTTCCACAGCCTATTACAATTTCTGTCTTCCTTGAGAGAATTCGCTAATGTCAGCAAACAGTGTACCACAACTTACCGCACTAGACTTTGATGCTCTCAAGACCAGTCTGAGAAACTTCCTACAGTCTCAGAATCAATTCAAGGATTACAATTTTGACGGTGCGGGTCTCAATATCCTATTGAACATTCTGGCATACAACACCCATTTGAAGGCTTACTACCTGAACATGGTTGCCAACGAAATGTTCCTCGATACCGCGACCCTTCGTTCATCAGCAGTATCTCATGCGAAAGAGCTTGGTTACACCCCTCGTTCTGCCGTGGCGCCACAGGCTACTGTAAATGTGGCACTGACTCGTGCCAATGCTGACAGTACATCTATTCTCACTCTTCCACGATTCACTCAGTTTACTTCTAGTGCATTGGATGGGACCAATTACACATTCGTTACACTCGAATCTTCAACTGAGTCTGTAACTGGCAATACCTTCAACTTTAACAATCTAGTTATCAGTGAAGGTACACCCGTCATCAAGTCATTTGTCCAGGCGAACTCTTCTAATCCTACACAGACATTCGACTTAGTCGATGTGGGAATTGATACGAGTAGCATTCAGGTTATCGTTCAGCGTTCATCTACTGACATTCAGCAGACTGTGTTCGAATTGTCTACTGATGCTACCACTGTCGTTTCTAATACGAGCAATGTATTCTTCTTGAACGAAGGCGCCAACAGCAACTATCAGATCTACTTCGGTGACGGTGTCATTGGTGCTTCTTTGACGGACGGTAACATTGTGATCGTCAGCTACTTGGTTACGGATGCAAATAATGCAAACTACCTGAACAAGTTCAGTCTTGTCTCGAATCCTCTGAGTGGCGGCACCAGTAACGTCACAACTGTAATTCCATCAGCGGGCGGAACACAGATCGAAGACGTCAATAGTATAAAGTTCAACGCTCCTAAGTCTTACGTTGCTCAGAATCGCGCAGTTACGGTCAATGATTACGTTGCGTTGATTAACAAGAAGTACCCATTCTTCGATGCAGTCAATGTCTGGGGTGGCGAGGATGTGACTCCTCCAGTTTATGGCGTAGTGTTCGTATCGGTCAAGCCAAAGCAAGGATTCGTTGTCACTGAGCAACAGAAGCAATTCTTGATCCAGAATATCATCAAGCCTATCTCTGTTTTGACGGTCACTCCACGTATCGTTGAACCAGACTATAATTTCATCATTCTAGATCTTCAGGTTGAGTATGATAGCAAACAGACAACCAATGATTCCGGCACTGTTGAGAATATCATCACTCGTGCCGTGAACAACTACGCCAATATCAATCTCAATACTTTTAACAGCGAATTTCGTATCAGCCGTCTGTTGCGTGCTATCGATGATAGTGAAGTATCAATTGAAGGTTCAGCGGCTACGATCTGGGTCGAAAAGAGATTGGTTCCTACCCTCAATGCGAATACTACATACACTATGAATGTGAGCATTCCTCTCCACAGAGGAACCGTTAACGATCTTCTTTACTCCACCCCATCATTCAATATTAACGATGCTGGTGGCGTCAGTCGTATTGCATTCATTGAGGAAGTTCCAGAAAGCTTCTCAGGTCTGGAGTTCGTTACCATCACAAATCCTGGCTCTGGATATTTGACTCCACCGACCCTTGTCATTACTGGAGATGGTACAGGGGCAAATGCATATCCTATCATTGTTAATGGTAAGATTGCTCAGGTCATTGTTGATAAGGCAGGAGCTAACTATACCACAGCTACTGTAATTGCTGTCGGTGGATCTGGAACGGGCGCAATCCTTCAGCCAAGTTTGATTGCTAAGTTGGGTGTTCTGCGTACCTATTATTTTGATACCAACCACAACAAGATTGTTTTGAATCCAACTGCGGGCACCATAGATTACATTGATGGTATAATCACGTTAAATGGTTTCTCTCCTACTGTAGTTAATAACCCTCAGAACATCTTGAGTATTATTGTTCAGCCTGATACCCAGTGGTTACAGTCTAATAACGAACGTATCTTGACTATTGATCCTCAAGACCCTAATGCAATCAATATCGATTTGATCGACATCAACAAAAAGAAGTAATCCTTCGTCATGGGCAACAACCAGATCACACAGAATGTAAGTACCTTTATCGAGTCTCAGCTTCCTGAGTTCGTACGTGAAGGTAATCCGACATTTACGGCATTCTTGAAAGCATACTATGAGTGGATGGAACAAGGTAACAATGCGGTTATATCTGATAGCTTCCAGTTGCCTAGTTACAAGGACATCGACACTACCACTGATCAGTTCATTCAGTACTTCTTGAATGATTTCCTTCCGTTCTTCCCCAATGACACGGCACTCGATGAACGTAAACTCATCAAAATTGCACGTCAATTCTATCAGAAGAAAGGATCAGTTGAATCTATCAAGTTCCTATTTCGAGTTCTCTTCAACAAAGAAGCTGATATCTTCTTCCCATCAGATAACATTCTCCGTGCATCTGCTGGTAAGTGGGTTCTACCACAGGCTCTTACACTGGTCGTCACGGCTCAAGATCAGAATTTCGATATCACCCAATTGATAGGTCGTCAGGGTGTCGGAAGTGTGTCGAATGCAACTTGCGTGATTGAATCTGCGACATTTGCAATCGATCCGGGTTTGGGAATCGAGATTCTTGAGATATTTGTCAGTAACATCACGGGATCATTCAGTGATCTTGAAAATCTGAACGTTGTCTATGGTGAACAGAATGGGCAACCTTTGGTATTCAGAGAGAAGATCATTGCATCTCTTTCTAGTATTCAGGTTGATCCAAATAACCGTGGTCTGAAGTATAAAGGAACTAGCAATTCGTACTCAGGTGATCCTGTCGTTATCACGGGTGGTCTACAGTTAGGAGATACACTAGCGACGAAAGCAGTGGCATTCGTCAATACCGTCACTTCGGGTTCTATTACGGGTATCACCGTACTCAGTGGCGGATTTGATTATCGAGTCAATCCAAATACTCGTGTCACGGTCGTCAATGGTCCCGGAGACACTACGGGTGCGGGTGCGAATGTCATCGTTGGTGCAATCGATACTACCAATTCCACATTCGTATTCGTCAATATTGATGCGATAACATTGAAAGCTGGTCAACAGATCAGCTCAGCGAATTATGGATTTGCTAACATTGCCAACGCGAACGCTAATACTCAACTTGGTAAGGCATTCTCATATGCTAATCTTCAGTTCGCACCTATCAGTTCAATGAATGTTATCAATGGTGGTGGTGCGTACACACAGACTCCATCTCTTCATACCGATGTCACCTATTACACCGACTGGACTAATGAACTGGCTGCGGTTCCCGATCCACTCGATGCTGCAAATTCAGTTCAGTTCATGGATGATTTGGGATTTATAGCCAACACCATCATTCAATCGGGAGGAAAGGGATACGACCCAGTAAAGGACGTAATTGTAGTTCCGTCATCTATCGGTTATGGTGCGACATTCTCATTCACGGTCGATGGTAACGGTGGAATCAATAGTGTAACAGTTACGAACAAAGGAGAGGGATACTTCTATCTTCCATACAATCTTGCGGTTGCTAACTCGGCTAACACCCAGAATGCAGCATCAGGTACGGGTGCGGTTATTACCGCATATGGATTTGGGCAGGGTGCATCTCTTTTGGTTGGTGTAAATAAGATTGGACAGATCTTGGATATCCGCATGGCTTCACGTGGATTTGACTATGTCAGCACTCCAAGAATTTCATTGCGCGTTGAAGATCTAGTCATTTTAGATCCGGGTAGCAATCTGACCTTTGAAACAGATTCCGTTGCGTTCCAGGGTGCGAATGTTAATGCTGCAAGCTTCAAGGCTAACATTGATAGCTACAATGTCTCAAGCCATACTTTACGCTTGTATGACTATCAGGGTAGTTTCAATGCATCATTGAACTTGGTCACCACCACCAGCAACGCACAGGCGAACATTAATACTACGAACTTCTTGACTGTGTATGGTGATGGTAAGGCGAAGGCAAATGCGATCTTCTTGAACGGTTTGATCAACTTCCCAGGATATTTCCAAGATACTTCGGGATTCCTGTCATCGGATCAAAAGCTTCAGGGTTCAAACGTCTATCACGCATTTTCATACGTCGTTGCAGTCGAACAGGCTTTGAATGATTACAAGAGACTTCTTGTTGATCTTGTGCATCCAGCGGGCACAAGCATGCTGGGTAGATTCATTGTTCAGAAACAAGATGATCGTCATATAAACCTCCTGGCACAGGTAACCGTTGATCCTGTAGTTACTGGTTCAGTTAGCTCTAATGCCTTCGGTCCCGGTTTATTGGTCGGTACAGGCACACAGTTCACTGCCAATGCATCTGTCGGTGACAAGATTGTGTTCAACATAGCTGATAGCTCTCGTAAACTTCAGATCAAGGAAATCACAGCTATTGCCAACAATGGCAACTTGACTATGGATAGTAATACTTCATTCATAATTACTGTTCCATCCATTGTCAACACCGGATCTCATGTCATCGCAAGCAACGCTCTATTCGGAAATGTGGCAGTCAATGACATCATCAGGACGAATATTGCAGGTAATGCACAGACATCTATCGTTACCGCAACTGCGGCGGGAAGCATCAACGTCAACACCACATTCAGCATCAATGCATCAAATGTTCTGATGGTCGTATACCCATCACATAATGGTGCTTCTTACAGTATTGTCAAGACTCCAAATTAAGGCATAAATATCATTATGACAACCCAATCTCTAGTTACAGTCGAAGAACGCACACGTCTTGCCTACCGTCTCATTGTCGGTTTCACGGGTGGATCTAGTAATGTGTATCTGGGTATTGGGCACAATCAGCCATGGACAGCGAACGATACTCTAGTAGAGACTCCTATCGAGACCATCAACTATTTCAATGAGACATTTCGTAATCTTTGTGCATTGAAGATTGTTCAGGTTGCATCAGCAGCCATTGTTGCACGTCGTGTGGATTGGGCTAACAATACAGTCTATGATCCGTTTGATGACAATACTGAGATGTACTCCTACGAGAAGAAAAAGAACGGTAATGGTACTGTTACTTTAGCCAACACTAATGTAATCACTGGCACTAACACGACATTCTTCTTAGATTTCCTAACCGGTCATAAGCTTCTATTAGCGGGTGATGGAATCAATACATTTTCACAGGAACGTGAAATCGTTACTATTACAAGCAACACATCAATGCTGGTGAATTCGGCATTTAGTGGAAGCTTCGTTGCCAATACTCCAGTGGATGTGGCAAATACATTCCCATTCTATGCAAAGAATTTCTATGTTCGTAATTCATTCGATCAGGTCTTTATCTGTCTGGATAATAATTTTGGCGCAAATTCAAGTGTACCTCCTGCCTTGAGTATTGGTGGTGATCTTCCTTCAAGTCCATATATCCTAACCAGTGACGGCTATAAGTGGAAGTATCTCTATTCTATCCAGCCAGGAATGAAGCAAGCATTCTTTACCGCAGACTATATGCCGGTAGATGATGAGACTCAGGTTACTCAGTCTGCGGTTCCGGGTCGTATTGATATCATCAAGATTCTTAATGGTGGAACTGGATACAACAATGGTGCAGCTTCGTTCTCTGCTCCGATTATCAATGTCGTGGGTGATGGAACAGGGGCAAACTTGACGGCTCAGGTTGACGCTAATGGCACCATACTTGGCGTCAATATTATCAATGCTGGCCAGGATTACACTACGGCGAACATTTCGGTCAATCCGGGTACTGCCGGCACCAATGCAAACCTTTCATTAGAAATCGGTCCAGCTGGCGGATGGGGTTCAAATTCAGCTTTGGAGCTTGGCGCAACTACGGTCATGTTCTCGATTGACCTAAACGGTACAGAGAATGGCACCATTCCAACCGTCGATTCGTTGGGAGACTTCTTCACATATCGTCAATTGTCTCTTCTTCAGGACCCTACCTATGCAGCCAATGGTGCATTCGCTAACGGCCAGAATTATGATATGACTACGGTCATCAACGTTTCAGCGAATACCCCATTTGCTATGAATGATTTGGTGTTCCAGTCAGCTAACGGTACCTTTGCTGGTGCGACCTTTGCGGGAACCATCGTTTGGTTTGATAACTCAACTAACGTTTTGCACCTAAATAACGTCAGTTGAGTTATCAAACCAAACGATGGT